ATGGCGCTGTCTGATGCGTGGTTGCGTTCAGTCGTTGGAAAGGAACGTGATAAGGTTTTGGTTAAATCCGATCGTGATGGTCTGTCTGTTAGAGTATCACCGAAAGGTCGCGTAGTGTTCCAATATCGTTATCAGTGGGCGGGGAAAGGTGAGCGTCTTGATATCGGAACTTACCCGGCAACTGGACTAAAAGAGGCCAGAGAAGAAGTTATCCGTCTTCGTGGTGAACTCGAGTCAAACCGCAATCCACGATTGGTCAAGCTGGCAGAAAAACGTAAAGCTACTGAAGCCATGACGGTAGAATCTGTGATCCGTGCTTGGTATGAAGCATATTGTGTAAAAAATAAAAAAGGTTCTGAACAGATACTCCGCTCGTTTGAGCTGCACCTGTTCTCTAAAATCGGGAATATCCCTCACGATGCAGCTACATTGCATGATTGGTTAGAAGTCCTGGAGCCTCTTAGCACTAAGACTCCAGCAATAGCAGACCGATTGCTAATTAACGCAAAGCAGGCCCATGTCTGGGCGTATAAGAGAAAGCTCATTGAAACTCGCCCGCTGTCGGATATCACGGGTAAAGATATGGATATCCGTAAAGGTCAGAAGAAACGGTTTCTGACACATGATGAAATTAAAATCCTTTATGCTGCGATCGATGGTTCTCGAATGGTTCCTAAATACCGGGCCTTCATTAAACTATTGCTGCATTTTGGTTGCCGTAGTTCAGAGCTAATTACTGCCAAGGTGGACGATTTTGATTTCATTAATAAAATATGGACTGTACCACCAGAACGACATAAGACAGGGGATATAACAGGCGAACCGCTAAAGCGGCCCATTATTGAACCGGTTGAAGAGCTTATAAAATACGTTATCTCTATGAACAACGGTTCCGATATGCTTTTTACTAAGGAAGGAAGCAGGGAACCAGTTGGTCGGACATCATTGCAGTCGCTGCCTTACAATTTAATGCAGTACGCATGGCGGCGTTTGGGGTATCAATTTCCTCATTGGTCTCTTCATGATTTGAGACGAACAGCACGAACAAACTTTTCTGATCTTACTGCGCCTCATATTGCTGAAATAATGCTCGGTCATAAACTGCCAGGTGTATGGCAAGTTTATGACAAGAGTGATTATCTAGAAGAACAGCGTAAAGCCTACCAGGCATGGTGGGAGAGAGTTGAATCGATTGTTACTTGTACTCGTTCAGGCTCGAAATGATATTTTGCGTAGCTAGAACGCAATCAAATCTAGCAGTCCGCTTTGTTCGGAGTTCGGACATTATGAGTTGGCAAGTAAAGTAGCTTGCTAGGAAGCCGGATTTGCACGGTCGGTATAATAAGATGTAACCCCTTGCCTTCATTTACTCGAATGAACGTGCACATTGGATAGGAGGAAAAGGAATGCAATTCATTACCAACGGCCCTGATATTCCTGATGAGCTTTTGCAGGCGCACGAGGAAGGGCGCGTTGTGTTCTTCTGTGGAGCAGGCATTTCCTACCCTGCTGGTTTACCTGGTTTCAAAGGGTTGGTAGAACTAATTTACCAGAGGAACGGAACAACACTTTCAGAAATTGAGCGTGAGGTTTTCGAGCGTGGGCAATTTGACGGCACATTAGATTTGCTGGAACGGCGCTTACCAGGGCAGCGTATAGCCGTCCGACGCGCGTTGGAAAAAGCCCTTAAGCCAAAGCTCCGTCGTAGGGGCGCTATTGATACTCAGGCGGCGCTGTTACGTTTAGCCCGTAGCCGCGAGGGTGCCCTTCGATTGGTCACTACCAACTTTGACCGTCTCTTTCATGTGGCAGCTAAACGTACAGGCCAGGCTTTTCAGGCCTATGTAGCGCCGATGCTGCCAATTCCAAAAAACAGCCGCTGGGATGGACTTGTATACCTGCATGGGCTGTTACCGGAAAAGGCGGATGATACTGCCCTGAATCGTCTGGTTGTTACCAGCGGTGACTTTGGCTTGGCTTATCTCACTGAGCGTTGGGCAGCTCGCTTTGTGAGTGAGTTATTTCGTAACTATGTGGTCTGCTTCGTTGGCTACAGCATCAACGACCCGGTACTGCGCTACATGATGGATGCGCTTGCAGCAGATCGGAGGCTCGGTGAAGTCACACCACAAGTATGGGCACTGGGGGAGTGTGAGCCGGGGCAGGAGCACCGGAAAGCCATCGAGTGGGAGGCCAAAGGGGTCACTCCTATCCTTTACACCGTACCGGCGGGCTCCACTGATCATTCAGTGCTGCATCAAACGTTGCACGCTTGGGCAGATACTTATCGAGATGGTATACAGGGCAAAGAGGCTATAGTCGTCAAACATGCTCTGGCCCGCCCGCAGGACAGCACTCGTCAGGACGATTTCGTTGGTCGGATGTTGTGGGCCTTGTCAGATAAATCAGGTTTACCAGCAAAACGCTTTGCGGAACTCAATCCTGCACCGCCGCTGGATTGGTTATTGAAAGCTTTCTCGGACGAACGATTTAAATACAGCGATCTGCCACGCTTTTGTGTATCTCCGCATGTCGAAATTGACCCGAAACTCCGATTCAGTCTGGTTCAGCGTCCTGCGCCCTATGAGCTGGCCCCGCAGATGTCGCTGGTTTCTGGATGTGTCAGTGCTAGCAAATGGGATGACGTAATGTCCCATATAGCCCGTTGGCTAGTTCGTTATCTGGGCGACCCTAGGTTGATCATATGGATTGCTGAACGCGGCGGACAAATACACGACCGTTGGATGTTTCTGATTGAGAGCGAACTAGATCGCTTAGCAGCACTGATGCGGGAGCGTAAGACTTCTGAGTTAGATGAAATTCTCTTGCATTCCCCCCTGGCTATTCCTGGTCCACCTATGTCTACTTTATGGCGGCTTCTGCTTAGTGGTCGTGTGAAATCGCCATTGCAGAACCTGGATTTGTATCGTTGGCAAAACCGCTTAAAGAATGAAGGCTTGACGACTACATTGCGCTTGGAGTTACGCGAGTTGCTTTCTCCCAAGGTTATGTTGAGGCGGCCGTTTCGCTATAGTGAAGACGATTCGAGCAGCACTGATGAACCCTTGCGAATCAAGCAATTGGTGGATTGGGAGCTGGTGCTGACTGCTGATTACGTACGTTCAACCCTGTTCGACCTTGCTGACGAGTCATGGAAATCGTCCTTGCCATACCTGTTGGAAGATTTTCAGCAGTTGTTGCGTGATGCACTGGACTTGTTGCGGGAGTTGGGAGAGTCCGACGATCGTCACGACCGCTCGCATTGGGATTTGCCGTCCATCACTCCGCACTGGCAGAACCGGGGGTTCCGCGATTGGGTGAGCCTGATTGAATTACTTCGGGATTCATGGTTAGCCGTTCGAGCCAAAGACAGCGATCAGGCCTCGCGCATTGCTCAGAATTGGTTTGAGTTGCCATATCCCACCTTCAAACGTCTGGCACTGTTTGCCGCAAGCCAAGACAACTGCATACCACCTGAGCGGTGGGTTAATTGGTTGTTAGAGGACGGTTCATGGTGGTTGTGGGCCACGGATACTCGGCGAGAGGTATTCAGACTGTTTGTTTTGCAGGGACGACATCTGACAGGAATTGCACAAGAGCGTCTGGAAACTGCTATCTTGGCAGGGCCTCCGCGCGAGATGTACGAGGATAATTTGGAAGCAGACAGGTGGCATTATTTGGTGGCTCATTCCGTCTGGTTGTGTCTAGCGAAGCTCAGGGGAGCGGGCCTTGTTTTGGGAGAGTCTGCGGCTACACGTTTGACGGAAATATCCACAGCATACCCAAAATGGCAACTGGCAACCAACGAGCGTGATGAATTCTCTCACTGGATGAGCGGAACCGGTGATCCAGGCTTCGAGGAGAGTATAGATGTCGACATTGCGCCCCGTAAGTGGCAGGAATTAGTGCAATGGCTCGCAAAGCCTATGCCAGAAAGACTGCCTTTCTATGAGGACACTTGGAGTGATGTTTGCCGTACGCGCTTTTTTCACAGTCTGTATGCGTTACGTAAACTATCACAAGATGATGTGTGGCCTGTTGGTCGGTGGCGTGAAGCTCTGCAGACTTGGGCTGAACCAGGGATGATTATGCGTTCGTGGCGGTACGCCGCACCGTTGGTGCTTGACATGCCTGACGCAGTACTTCAGGAGATTTCCCACGCTGTCACTTGGTGGATGGAGGAGGCTTCGAAGACCATCCTCTGCCACGAGGAGATTCTACTGGCCCTTTGTCGTCGGGTTCTGATGATAGAAACAAGCCCAGAGTCTAGCACCATTCGAAACGGAATTGAGACCTATGATCCTGTTTCTACGGCGATCAATCATCCCATTGGGCATGTCACGCAATCACTGATCACCCTATGGTTCAAACAGAACCCGAATGACAATGATTTGCTTCCTGTTGAATTGAAAACACTTTTCACCAAATTGTGTAATGTACAGATAGAGCTATTCCGCCATGGTCGGGTGTTGCTGGGGTCGCGGCTGATCGCATTTTTTCGCGTAGATCGACCTTGGACCGAACAGTATCTATTGCCCTTGTTTGCTTGGAGTAATCCCGTCGAAGCAAAAGCTGTGTGGGAAGGCTTCCTCTGGTCGCCACGCCTGTATGAACCGTTGCTGATAGCTTTCAAGTCAGATTTTTTGGAGAGCGCCAATCACTATTCTGATCTTGGCGAGCACCGGCAGCAATTCGCTATTTTCCTGACTTATGCAGCTCTGGGCCCTACCGAGGGATATACCGTGGAGGAGTTCCGAACGGCAATTAGTGCTCTTCCACAAGAAGGTCTGGAGGTAGCCGCGCAGGCGTTATACCAGGCACTTGAAGGTGCGGGCGATCAGCGCGAGGAGTATTGGAAAAATCGTGTCCAGCCATTTTGGCAACAGGTTTGGCCAAAGTCCCGCAACTTGGCCACCCCACGCATATCCGAATCGTTGACTCGTATGGTGATTGCTGCCCGAGGTGAATTTCCGGCGGCTTTGGCAGTGGTGCAGGACTGGCTGCAACCGCTCGAACACCTTAGCTACGACGTTCGCCTTTTGCTAGAATCAGATATTTGCAGCCGATATCCTGCGGACGCTCTATCCCTGCTGAATGCCGTGATTGCCGAACAACACTGGGGGCCTCGAGAGTTGGGGCAATGCTTGCTTCAAATTGTTCAAGCTGCTCCACAACTGGAGCAAGATGTTCGTTATCAGCGATTAAATGAATATTCTCGAAGGCGCAGCGTGTGAAAGTGACAGGCGTTGGACAGTGCGAACTGTGGAGCCTAACAAGGTAAAGACACTCTAACTGATAATGCTGCGCCGCTCGTGCAATGCAATACAGTTTTTATCTAGCGGTGAATTATGGTGTTAAAAGTTAGCCCCTGACACAGGGTGGGTAGTTGGCTCTGTGTCATTGATGGGTATTAGTTCTGATATGAGCTAATACCCATCACTCAATAACTCCAGCAAACCTGTATATCTTGCGTGATGCCCATTTATTTGGGCAGGATTTAATATCAGGATCTGGAAAGTCAGGCCTGTATTTCTGGCCAGTTCTCCTGTTTACGCTGTTCCAGCGAAGAACGGTCGATACTGAAACGCCACAGAAGTCGGCGACTTGTTTAGTTGTCATTAAGTTGTTCATTACTTCACCTCCTGCGGTGGCTCCGGTAGCGGCATCCAGTGGGTTACTTTCGATGCCGGTTCTTCCCCATCGTCAGTAACTGCCCACCATTTGTTTCTCGACCAATCGTAATACCCTTCGAAGGTATCGCACTCAGTCCAGCCGTAAGACTTACCCCAACACCAAACATACTGTTTATCGTTCGGCATTCGCTCACTACAGCTTATCCAACCATCCTGAGTTACCGGAGAGTTGCCCGACAGCTTGTTCAACTTGTAAGTCTGGCTTACAGGTTTGGCACCATGAAGCATGGTGGCGCGGCAGGCGTTCCAGCCTTCATCAAAACCGACTATGCCATTATTTAAAGACGGACGAGCATCTGGCACCACCAGTACTGGCTTGGCTATATATAGCGGCTGAACATACCAGCCCATTGATAACCAACTGTCAGCAATGTTTTTGCTCCTGGTTATTGCCGGAATACCTAAGCCATTGTCTGAATGCAGCCATGCCACCGGCTCCTCTTCCAGCGATGCCAGAGCAATTTCATAAGCACGGCGCTCAATATCGTCTCGAACCTCTAGGCTGCTGATTCGTTCTTTGATTTCTTTAATCAGTTCTTTATTGGTAAATGTGGTCATTATGCTCCAGCCTCCGGCGCTTTGGGCATTACTGCCCAGTGAGTGATATTGAAGTTTTCAAGGTCCCCGACCTGAAATGTCCACTGCCATTCTCCGGTTTCTTTTTGTCCCCAGGTGTACCAGAGAGAACGCCAGCCAATCAGCCAGCCTTCTCCATTAGCATCAAATAACAGAACACTTTCATTTGCTGGTGGCAGTTCAGTTGACACTGGTATTATTTTGTTTTCCAGTGCCGCACATTTAGCTTCAAGCGCGTCGAATTTACGTACCAGGTACTCAGCATTTGTTTCGTTCACTTTCAGATCTCGCGGTACACATTTCCCGCGAAGAAACCCTTCCATTTCGAAAACATTCATGCGCATTTGCGTAACTCCGATAAATCGTTAAAACGTTCCATAAACATCCCGTAGGCATGGCCCGGTGCCAGTGGAATCACGTTGAACATCTCTGTTGCCGGGATGCCTTCCAGTACAGGCCAGAAAGAGCCATCATCAAGCCCGAGATCGCGGCGTTCGGTTGCCAGCATGATGAGATCGGCATATTTCACGGGTGTACTCATAACCGGGGGTAACCCGTATTTCTCACGGATTACGGCGTCTATTTTTTCTTCCATCCGTTTATAGTCAGGAAGAAGGCGTTTCAGTGGTGCGGGAATGTCCTGGCAATACGCTTCTGTTGCATCATGCATTAACGCTTCAAAAGCAAATTCCTGCGGCACCAGCTGGCTGCAAAGAACCGCATGTTGGGCGACGCTGTAGAAGTGCGAAAGATGACCGGCAAAGCGACAGATATTTGAAAGGGAAACCGCGATATCGTTAATATCGATGTCGTCTTTATTTATCCTGTCATAATAAAAATGCTTCCCGGAAAAAGTTTTGATAAATGACATTTTGTTCTCCACGTATATGCGCTGCACCGCGCTGAATTCTGGTAAAAAGAATCCCTCACCATCCGGCGATTATTGAGTAAATTACGTTTCCATAAATGCCCCCGCAGGGGCATTTGCAGTAATGAAATCAGGCGGTGAAAGTACCAATAAAGGTTTCTACTTTGCTGTCCTTGAATTTCTCAACAAGCAGATCACGAAATTCGTTAGCCATTTCTTCCTGCACCGCCTCCAGCTGAATAATGCGCAGAACCAGTACAGGACGATCGCCAGTGATAATGCTGAGGCGTAATTTAAACGGACGTTCTTTCAGACCTTCAAACGGAACGCATTTAAATTCAAATGCCACTGGCATAATGTCTTTGGTCTTCGCTTCGACAGACTCCATCAGGGAGCGTTTGCCGCTGAAGTCATTATCTTCAAAATCAGCGGTCTGGTTTGCTTCAATCGTGATTTTACGGACTGCCGCAGCCGCTTTTGTTGCCTGAATAGCGTCACCATTAGCATCAAAGCCCACAAGGTAGTCGGCCCAGTCTTCAATCCATTCTGCCAGTGACTTCTGGGAGTTACGCTCGCCGTTAACAGACAACAGGGCAGAGAACGGTGCTGTCTTTTTCAGTTTGAGAGTGGCGGTGTTATCTGCGTGACCTGGTTCATCAATAGTACCCAGGTTAAGTACACTGACGGCACGCATATTATCAGCATCGATAAAGCAGCGGGTGCCTTCATCTGCAAGATCTTTAGAATAACGGGTAAAGTCATCGATGCTGGCAGTGGAAAGCGCACCACGGAAACGGAAGCGATTTAAATTAAATTTTTCCAGATCATGAATGCGGAAATTCTCAGGCAATGCCACAGCATCGGCACCAATATTACTGATAATTTCATTAACACCCTGAGCAGAAATAAGGGCATGGATTTGATTAATTGCGGTTGCGTCTAAGTTCTGAGACATAATAAGTCCTCACTATATAAAGATATTCAGTGATGAGATAAATAATCAGTTAATTAAGAACGATATTAATGACCTGCTGCGCGTAGTTTTCCGTCAGGTTCACCGGCAAGAGTCAGTAATTGTCCCTGGTCTTCCTGCAGAATAGTCAGGCGACCACCGCGATTGACATACATCGGCGTTTCGGTGGTGTCTTCTTCGGAAATTTTCCCGCGGTTAGTCGGGCGAACATATGAGAGTTTGTGTTTGATTTTCACACGGTTCTCATCAAATGGTTCGATTTCCAGGTTGAGTGAGACCTTACCTTTGGTTTTCGTGTTCATCACACCGGAAGCGACTTCACTGAGAACTGCGCCGATTTTGGTTTCAAATACGCCGCCGTCCAGCTCCCCGATAAATGCCTGCACATCAGTACTGCGTTCGCTAGCCATTTTGCTGCTCCTCATCATATCGACCCTGCAAGGTCGGTTGGTTTCTCCACAAAACAGAGAAGAACACCTGCGGTGGCAGCCGCCCGGATGGATTGGGTTATGAGCCCGTCGTCCGGTGATGCTCTTCTCTGTTTTGTAAAAAGAGCGGTACCAGCAGGAAGCAAGTGTACAAACTGGTACCGCCAAAGCAGTGGCTGTTGTGGTGGGGTTGTCACTCAGGCGTATGGTCAACCTGACAATCCGGTGTCCTCAACGGGGAAAGAGTAACCCCGCCATACTTACCGCCGCGCCATTTCGCGGATTACCACAACGCTGAGAGCACTTAGCCAGTTACGGCACCACACTTTGTCGCGGCTCTATAAATGCCCTCATCGTTGCACCCTGGTCTCTTCCCAGGCGTCAAACCGGATCGCCACGCTGGTTAGGCGTCTTATCAGCATCATCATTGACTTGCACATTCCGGCTACCTGGTTTGTTTGCCCGAGCAAGGAGTGGATTGTCCCCTTTAACGTCCCCAGACCGCTAACGACGCATGTGCCATACGCCGTGTTACAACCAAATTTTGTTAGTACCTTGTTTGTTTGTCTGGAAAGAAAGATAAAATGAAGTTGCGCATTATGCAAGTGCTTTTGTTGCGAGATATGCAATTTAAAGGGTAATGAAAAGCCACCTTTGGGTGGCTAATTGATGAGGAGGTAAGGGTTAATTGTGTCGCTTAAGGGTTTGTGACTGGCTGATTAAGACCTTTCCAAAGACCATAAACCGGTGTTCATTTTCGCTGGTAATTCCCCATTCACGGTAAATCTGGTTATCAGAAATCACCAGTAGTTTGTCAGGTATCATTTGCAGTCGTTTGACATAAATTTTATCATCAAAACCAAATACATAGATACCATCTCCATCAAACTGATTGATACTGACATCAACGAAGATGAGATCTCCTGGCTCAATGGTTGGACACATACTGTCCCCACGAACGTTGATAACTTTAATGTGATTGGCTGGCCGTCCGCCAAACATCGATACAGCATTATCAGTTCTGTATTCAATGGCATGAATCACATCAATGACATCACCGCCCTGGATAAGGCCATTTCCCGCACTGGCACTGACATCCAGCATTTCAATACGGAATACATCCTTCACCTGCGCAACATCCTCACTAATACTGTTTTTACATACAGTATTACTTTTGAAGTCTGAGGTAAAGAGATCAGCAATATCAACACCTAAGCTCTTGGCAATATTACTCAGGGCTTGTTCAGTGAATTGTTTCTGCTTACCTGTTTCCAGGCGTGAGATATTCGCCGCATCCACTCCTATTGCTTCAGCGAGATCGGCGATTTTCATGTTCTTCGCCTGGCGAAGTTGTCTGACTCGGTTTCCTATGTTCATGCGTTTATTACATTTCTTTATTGCGCGTTAAGCAAATCAACTTGCGCAAAACATTTGCGTGAAATAATATGCTCATCACGCAATATGTGGAGGTCATATGCAATCACCATTACGGAATGTGCGTAAGGCGCACGGATTTACTTTGCAGCATGTTGCTGCTGGCGTTCAGGTCAATCCAGCGACGCTGAGTCGTATTGAAAGACTGGAACAAATTCCATCTATCGATCTTGCAGAACGTCTGGCCAATTTTTTTAAGGGTGAAATCAGCGAAATGCAGATTCTTTATCCGGCACGTTTTCAATCTAGCCAAAACCAGAATGGGTTTAAACCACAGGAACAGGAGGTAAGCCGTGGGTAATCATCACTGGAAAGTGGAAAAACAGCCTGAGTGGTACGTGAAAGCTGTCAGAAAAACTATCGCGGCGTTGCCGGGTGGTTACGCTGAAGCGGCTGACTGGCTCGATGTAACAGAAAACGCTTTATTCAACCGCCTTCGTGCAGATGGCGATCAGATTTTCCCGCTGGGATGGGCAATGGTTTTACAGCGTGCTGGTGGCACTCACTTCATTGCTGATGCTGTGGCGCAGTCTGCAAATGGCGTCTTTGTGTCTCTTCCTGACGTCGAGGATGTGGACAACGCCGATATTAACCAGCGTCTGCTGGAAGTCATTGAACAGATCGGCAGTTATTCAAAACAGATTCGTTCAGCAATCGAAGACGGCGTAGTGGAACCGCATGAGAAGACAGCAATTAACGACGAGCTGTATCTCTCAATTTCGAAGCTGCAGGAGCATGCAGCACTTGTCTACAAAATTTTTTGCATTTCAGAAAGTAATGACGCCCGCGAGTGTGCAGCTCCGGGCGTCGTGGCGTCGATTGCTTCTGGTTGTGGAGAAACTAACGCATGAACAGTTTAACAACACACTACCGTCGCTCGCAACTGATTGCGCTTCCTGTACCGGGTGGAAAAGCGAAGGTGGAATATTGCTATGCAGTGAATGTACCAGGTGACAGGGAAATTGTAACCCACAGCTTTGCAGAGTGGGCTGTGGGTGATTTCAACCGGCAGAAGGAGACAGTCCTTTGCGACAAGTTAACCGCTGGTTCAAAGATCACTACGGAGTGCCCGTCAGAGTCATTCGTTGGGAGCCGGAAACACAACGGGTTATCTACCTCCGCGAAGGTTATGAGCATGAATGCTTCAGTCCGCTCGAACAGTTTCGTCGTAAATTCAGGGAAATAGAGGTCGGTCATGAGCACTAAATTAACCGGCTATGTATGGGATGGTTGCGCTGCGTCAGGCATGAAGTTATCCAGCGTGGCAATTATGGCCCGCCTGGCTGATTTCAGTAATGACGAAGGTGTGTGCTGGCCATCAATTGAAACCATTGCCCGCCAGATTGGCGCGGGGATGAGCACCGTCAGAACGGCTATCGCACGGCTGGAAGCAGAAGGCTGGTTAACGCGTAAGGCGCGTCGCCAGGGTAACCGCAATGCGTCGAATGTTTATCAGCTTAACGTTGCGAAGCTTCAGGCAGCGGCATTTTCTCAACTGTCAGATTCTGACCCGTCAAAATCTGACGCATCAAAATCTGACGCATCAAAATCTGACCCGTCAAAATTTGATGCGTCGAAATCTGGCAAAAAAGCGGGTTTTCACCCGTCAGAATCTGGCGGGGATCCGTCAGTAAAATCAAAACATGATCCGTCAGATAAAAAACCTTCTCGTCCGGACGCTTCGCAACCGGACACGCAGACGGCTGAACAGGATTTTTTAACTCGCCATCCTGATGCGGTTGTATTCAGCCCTAAAAAGCGCCAGTGGGGAACGCAGGATGATTTGACCTGCGCACAGTGGCTCTGGAAAAAAATCATTGCCCTGTACGAGCAGGCCGCCGAATGTGACGGCGAGGTGGTTCGTCCCAAAGAACCGAACTGGACAGCCTGGGCAAACGAAATTCGCCTGATGTGTGTGCAGGATGGTCGTACTCACAAACAAATCTGCGAGATGTACAGCCGCGTCAGCCGCGATCCGTTCTGGTGCCGTAACGTGCTCAGCCCGTCGAAGCTGCGGGAAAAATGGGATGAGCTTTCCCTGCGCTTATCGCCGTCCGTCAGCACGTACACAGAAAAACGCGAAGACCCGTACTTCAAAGCCAGTTACGACAATGTGGACTACAGCCAGATCCCGGCAGGATTCAGGGGGTGAGCATGAGTCTTTTGAATGACGTTCAGAAATTCATTGAAGCCCATCCGGGCTGTACTTCCGGAGACATTGCGGATGCTTTTGCAGGTTACTCACGGCAGCGCGTTCTGCAGTCAGCAAGCAAGTTACGTCAGAGTGGGCGTGTGGCTCACCGTTGTGAAGGAGATACACGCAGACATTTCCCGCGCCTGACTGAGAGAGCGCAGGAGGCGGAACCGCAACCAGTTCGTGAAACCAGACCTGTGCGCAATTTCTATGTCGGCACTAACGACCCGCGGGTGATTTTGTGCCTGACCCGCCAGGCGGAAGAACTGGAGTCCAGGGGCTTATACCGTCGTGCTGCAACGGTGTGGATGGCGGCATTCCGTGAAAGCCACTCCCAGCAAGAGCGAAACAATTTTCTTGCGCGTCGTGAGCGGTGTTTACGGAAAAGCAGCAAGCGCGCTGTATCGGATGAAGAGTGGTATCTGTCAGGGAATTACGTGGGGGCTTAATGACGACGTTAACTCAATGCCAGCAGCAGGTGCTGGATATGCTGATTTCTTACCAGAAAGAACGTGGCTTCCCGCCAACCAATCAGGAGGTGGCTACCATGCTGGGATACCGTTCAGTGAATGCAGCGGTGGAGCATCTTCGCGCACTGGAGAAAAAAGGCGTCATCACGATAAAGCGTGGCGTGGCCCGGGGGATCACGCTTCATACCGCAGTGAAGGACGACGACAGCGAAGCGGTCGGTATCATCCGCGCACTGCTTGCCGGTGAGGAGAACGCCAGGCTGCGTGCAGCCCACTGGTTACATGAGAGGGGGCTGAAAGTATGAAGCTGATTCTGCCTTTCCCGCCCAGTGTGAACACGTACTGGCGACACCCCAACAAAGGGGCATTTGCTGGTAAGAGCCTGATAAGCGAGGCGGGGCGAAAATTTCAGAGCGCGGCGTGCGCAGCAATAGTTGAGCAGTTACGTCGTCTGCCGAAACCAACGTCGGCACCTGCTTCAGTGGAGATCGTGTTGTTTCCTCCGGATAACCGGATCCGCGATCTGGACAACTATAACAAGGCGCTGTTTGACGCCCTGACCCACGCGGGTGTGTGGGAAGACGACAGACAGGTGAAAAGAATGCTGGTGGAGTGGGGACCGGTTATCCCGAAAGGGAAGGTCGAGATCACTATCAGTAAGTATGAGAAACCGGCGGGTGCAGCCGCCTGATTAAGAGGAGAAACGAAGTATGAATAATCTGATGGTTATTGATGGTATTGAAGTTCGTCGTGATGTTTATGGGCGTTACAGCCTGAACGATCTGCATCGCGCAGCAGTAGCATCTGGTGCAAATGCCAGAACCAAGGAGCCAGGAAAGTTTCTTTCCAGCCAACAAACTGTTGAACTTGTTCATGAATTGACCAACACCCAGAATTTGGGTGTTGACCCGGTGAGTGTGATTCATGGGGGAAATGAACGGGGAACTTATGTCTGCAAGGAACTGGTGTATGCCTATGCAATGTGGATCAGCCCGTCATTCCATCTGAAGGTGATCCGTACTTTCGACATGGTAACCAGCACACCGGAAAAATTATCCGGACAGGCTGCTGACAAGATGCAGGCTGGCGTGATTCTGCTGGACTTTATGCGCAGGGAGTTAAACCTGTCTAACTCTTCAGTGCTTGGTGCCTGTCAGAAACTCCAGGAGGCTGTTGGCTTACCGAATCTGGCACCGCGCTATGCCATTGATGCTCCAGCTGATGCACACGATGGCTCAAGTCGCCCGACACTGTCACTGAGTGCACTGCTGAAACAGTATGGTATCCGCCTGACGGCTAATCAGGCATATCACCAGATGGTGAAGCTGGGGATCGTCGAGCAGCGCGAACGATACAGCCGTACCGCGATTAACAACATCAAAAAATTCTGGTCGCTGACAGCGAAAGGCTGCATGTTCGGTAAGAACATCACCAGTCCCGCAAATCCGCGCGAGACGCAGCCGCATTTCTTCGAATCCCGATTCCCTGAGCTGTTAAAGCTGCTCGATACCGTTCATTGAGGTGACCGTGAGAGCACTACTGACCCCTGAAATTGCCCCGCGTATGGGGATCGTATTGTTCAGGCCAGGTTCAGAGCTGATGCCCCTGTTTATGCAGGGGCGTGTCCTGCTGGAGCCTGAGCCGGAGCGTTATTCATCTTTCGCCAGTGGTGCCGTTCCGGCGGCATCACAACTGCTGGCGGATGATCCTGCCGTTCGGGCCGTGTTCCGCGATGAGGCAGTGATCCGTCGTGCTGGTGGCGTGGAATGTCTTGAAAGCTGGTTACTTCGTGAAAAAGGCTGCCAGTGGCCTCATTCCGACTGGCACAGCGAGAACATGACCACAATGCGACACGCTCCGGGTGCAATCCGTCTGTGCTGGCACTGCGATAACCAGCTGCGCGATCAGTTCACGGAACGGCTGGAATCAATGGCAACGGATAACTGTGCCCGCTGGGTGTTGTCTGTTGTGCGTCGGGATCTCGGTTTTGATGACAGTCACGTTGTGACAATGCCGGAACTGTGCTGGTGGCTGATTCGTAATGATCTGGCGGATGCCTTACCGGAAAGTGCAGCCCGTAAGGCACTGAGATTACCGAAGCCTGTTGTGCCGTCTGTTACCCGGGAAAGTGACCTTGTGCCTTCGGTTCCTGCCACCAGCATCATCCAGGATAAGGCGAAAAAGGTGCTGGCGCTGAAAGTGGATCCGGAGTCGCCGGAGTCTTTTATGTTACGCCCAAAACGTCGCCGCTGGGTTAATGAAAAGTACACGCGCTGGGTTAAGACACAGCCGTGTGCATGTTGTGGAAAGCCTGCTGATGATCCCCACCACCTGATAGGCCACGGTCAGGGTGGAATGGGTACAAAAGCGCATGACCTTTTTGTGTTGCCTTTGTGCAGAAAGCATCACGACGAGCTGCATGCGGATACCGTGGCATTTGAAGAGAAGTATGGCTCCCAGCTGGAGCTGATATTTCGTTTTATCGATCGTGCGCTGGCAATAGGCGTACTGGCGTAAGTGGAGAACGAGCATGAACCTTGAAGCCTTACCAAAATATTACTCCCCAAAATCTCCAAAATTGAGCGATGACGCACCGGCGACAGGCTCTGGTGGTTTAACGATTACGGATGTGATGGCTGCGCAGGGGATGGTGCAGTCGAAAGCACCACTGGGTTTTGCCTTATTCCTGGCAAAAGTTGGTGTTCAGGATCCTCAGTTTGCGATTGAAGGTCTGCTCAATTACGCGATGGCACTGGATAACCCGACATTGAATAAATTGAGTGAAGAAACCCGGCTACAGATCATTCCTTACCTTGTGAATTTTGCCTTTGCTGATTATTCCAGGTCTGCGGCAAGTAAGGCTCGCTGTGAGCATTGTGCTGGTACTGGATTTCATAATGTATTGCGCGAAGTGGTGAAACACTCCAGAAGCGGTGAATCTGTTATCAAGGAGGAGTGGGTGAAGGAACTATGTCAGCATTGTCATGGTAAGGGAGAAGTCAGCACAGCGTGCAGAGGGTGTAAGGGTAAAGGTATTGTCCTGGATGAAAAAAGAACCCGGCTTCATGGCACGCCTGTTTATAAGATTTGTGGGCGTTGCAATGGAAACCGGTTTAGCCGTTTACCAACCACACTGGCGCGGCATCATGTCCAGAAGCTGGTACCGGACCTGACGGATTATCAGTGGTACAAAGGATATGCAGGTGTCATTGATAAACTGGTTACAAAGTGCTGGCAGGAAGAAGCATATGCAGAGACACAATTGAGAAAAGTGACAAGATAAATGATTTTCGCCGAAGATGGCGACATGATGCTTGCATTTTTCAAAAAATATGGTTAGGATTCTCCTAACGATGGGCTTTGTATGTCTGCCGTTAACGAAATCATAACAAACCTCGCTTCGGCGGGGTTTTTGCTTTTCTGGAGGTCAATAATGCAGGGCGAAAAGCAGCAGCCATATTTTTTTAACCCTGGTATGACTGTTGAACAGCTTGAAGACTGGCTGGAGCAGCAAAAGCTTCATCTAAGCCGCTATAACCGTCTGGTAAAAGAAAAAGCAGAGCTTGAAGAACGGCTCAGTGATATTTCTGTGGAAATTGAACGAATGTCTGCTGGTGGTTTTAACGGAAAGTTGAGTTTCCCTTGGGAGTCAAGTTCGCTTCTGAGAAATCATCAACAGGGTAGTGTTTGACTGAAATAATAAACAGACTGTCATTAAGATCCCTTCCCCTCATATCTGAGAGGACCAACAGCAATTAAGAGGGGGCTAAATGTCCGATCCGATTTCCGGTACTGGGCTGGCTGGTGGTGCCCTGACGGGTGCCAGTGTTTATGGACTGCTGACCGGAACTGATTACGGCGTTGTATTTGGCGCATTTGCAGGGGCTGTATTCTACATAGCAACAGCAGCAGATCTGAGTGCATCGCGCCGACTGGCATATTTTATCGTGTCATATATTGCCGGGATTCTTTGCTCTGGGTTGGTTGGCTCCAAGCTGGCGAACTTGACCGGATACAGTGATAAACCTCTGGATGCTATTGGTGCCGTAATCGTCTCTGCTTTAGCCGTTAAAATCCTGACGTTCCTGAATAATCAGGATATCGGCTCGCTGGTGGCGCTCATAACGCGCCGGGGAGGTTCAGGTGGAGCTAAATGACCCGACAGCAACTATAAATGCGCTGTTATGTGCTTGTGTTGTTATTACTCTGATGTTTTATCGTCGTGGTGATTCGCGGCATCGTCCTTGGGTTTCACGTTTAGCCTGGCTGATTACTGTTACATACAGTGCTGTTCCGTTGGCCTATCTCTGTGGGATTTATCCCCATTCCTCATGGACCATTATCGTGGCGAACACTATTTTTCTTTCCGTGCTGGTGGCCGTCAGAGGCAACGTTGCACGTCTGGTTGATCATCTGAGGCACTAATGAACCAACAATTATTTCAAAAGGCGGCTGGTATTAGCGCCGGGCTGGCTGCGCGCTGGTTTCCGCACATTGATGCGGCGATGAAGGAATTCGGCATTACAGCACCAGCGGATCAGGCGATGTTTATCGCTCAGGTAGGCCATGAGTCGATGGGGTTTAGCGCCGTAGTTGAAAATTTTAACTACACGCCATCTGCGCTGGTGGCGACGTTCGGAAAGAGGATCACACAGCAGCAGGCTGATGCCCTTGGCAGAACATCCGGACATGCAGCTCGCCAGGATGCTATTGCCAATCTGGTGTATAGCAACCGGCTGGGTAACAAAGCACCCGGTGATGGCTGGAAATATCGCGGTAGAGGATTAATTCAAATCACTGGCCTCCATAATTATCGCATCTGTGGCGCGGCGCTGAAGTTAGATCTGGTGACTTCACCTGAACAACTGGAACAGGAACTACAGGCTGCGCGCTCAGCTGCATGGTTCTACACCTCTAAAGGTTGCATGATCTACGGTGCCGATATTAACCGTGTTACGCGCATCATTAACGGCGGTTTGAACGGTATTGAGGATCGTAAGGTCCGATACAACAAGGCGCGGGCGGCGCTGCTGGTATGAAGATGAGTTATTGGGCGCTCATTTTAACGTTTATTGCTTGTGTCGCTGGTGGTCTTGTCTGGTCAGCGAATCACTATCATGGAAAGTTTCTGGAGGAGCAGAAGCGTGCTGATGCTGCGGAACAGCGAGCTGATTCTACTGAGGCTATCACCGCGAATGTTCTGCGTACTATGGCAATAACGAACATCATTCAGGAGGCGAATCAACATGCAAAACAGCAGATCGCACTGGAGTCACAGAGAACCCAGAAAGATATCAAAGTGGCTGTTGCGGATGATGATTGTGCTTCACGTCCTGTGCCTGCTGCCGCTGCTGACCGGTTGCGGAAGTACGCGAACAGTTTACGTCCAGGTTCCGGTAGTTCCGTTACCAGCCAGCCTGACGGCTGAAACCCCTCAGCCTGATTTACCTAATCATTTTACGTGGGGCTCGAGCTTAGATCTGAATGTCGCCTTGTTGTCTGCATTGGCGCAATGTAATACCGATAAAGCTGACATCAGAAGGATTGAAGTTGAGCGTGGTCACATCATGCAAAAAAAATGATGTTAACTTTGTTTTGTTCCTTGATTTGATATGTGATGGCCCAATAGATATAAAGCACCTGATTTTGGTGACTCTTTTAAAGGGCTTTACACATGAAAGATGGTATCTATTTTGTTGTTTTCAGAAGCAATCAGCGTGATTTTGGTAATGGTACCGTAGTTGTCAAAAACAATGCAGTAAACGGCGGAGATTTTGGTTTTACGTATCAGGGAAAAGTTGACGGTAGCCAACTTATTCTGCGCGTATCGCAGCATGATTTAAATGCCACCTCGGTTTTCCCTGGGGTAAAGAACTTTGAATTGAGTCTTTCTTTGCAGGAACGAGGACGTGATTACCTGTTAAATGGATCTGTGGTCGGAATGCCTCAGATGCAAATTTCAATTAGTGCAAAATACATTGGTGATCTGATTTAGTTTATCGAGATGATAATTGAACCGCCTCCGGGCGGTTTTTTATTGCCATTTCTATGGTCTGTTCCATCGTAATAACTTAAAGGGAAGCATTAATGCCGCCACGAACCCCGAAAGCCTGCCGTGTTCGCGGCTGCCGCCATACCACTACTGACCCTTCAGGCTACTGCGAAAGCCACAAAAGCGAAGGCTGGAAGCAATACAAACCTGGACAATCCCGTCATCAGCGCGGCTACGGTTCGAAGTGGGACAGTATCCGCGCGCGTGTTCTGAAGCGTGACAAAGGTCTGTGTCAGTTATGTCTGCGTGCTGGTGTGGTGCGTGAGGCGAAAACTGTTGACCACATCATCCCTAAAGCGCATGGCGGCACTGATGCTGACAGTAATCTGCAGAGTCTGTGCTGGCCGTGTCATAAGGCGAAGACGGCCCGTGAACGGTTAAAGTGATAATAATTCTCAACTGCCTGAGGGGAGGGGCGGGTCAAATCCCTGCAGCCTGACGTCTTCCGGACTGCCCGCCCCATCGTTTTTTTATACCCGCGAAAAATGAAATTTAACCAGGAGTGCCGCATATGGCTGGAACGGCGGGGCGTTCCGGGCGTCGCCCCAAGCCAACGGCGCGCAAGGCGCTGGCCGGAAACCCCGGCAAGCGAGCCCTGAATAAAGATGAACCTGTTTTTACGCCCATCAAAGGTGTTGAGCCACCGGAGTGGTTCGCTGAAGAAGATCTCCCTCTCGCTACGATCATGTGGCAACTGACAACTAAAGAACTCTGCGGTCAGGGCCTGCTGTGCGTGACTGACCTCGCGGTGCTTGAGCGGTGGTGCGTGGCCTACGAGTTCTGGCGACGTGCCGTGAAAAATATTGCCAGACAGGGCAACACCATCACCGGTGCAATGGGCGGTATGGTCAAAAATCCGGAGCTGACCGCCAAAAAAGAACAGGAGTCCGAGATGAGCAGCACGGGGGCAATGCTCGGACTCGACCCCAGCAGCCGCCAGCGTCTGATTGGCCTGGCGGGGCAGAAGAAAGCCACTAACCCGTTTCTGAAAATCATCGAATCATGAGCCGGAAATCTTACCCCAACGTAAATGCTGCCAATCAGTATGCCCGTGATGTCGTGCGCGGAAAGATTGTGGCCTGCCAGTTTGTGATTCAGGCCTGCCAGCGCCATCTTGATGACCTGATGGCGGAAAAAAGTAAGTCGTTTCGTTACCGCTTCGACAAGGACCTGGCTGAACGGGCCGCGAAATTTATTCAGCTGTTGCCGCACACCAAGGGTGAGTGGGCATTCAAACGGATGCCCATCACGCTGGAGCCGTGGCAGCTATTTGTGATCTGCTGTGCGTTTGGCTGGGTCAATAAAGGCACCCGGTTGCGCCGCTTCCGGGAGGTGTATACCGAAATCCCCCGTAAGAACGGCAAATCAGCAATCTCTGCCGGTGTTGCCCTGTATTGTTTTGCCTGTGATAACGAGTTTGGCGCGGAAGTGTATTCCGGTGCCACGACAGAGAAACAGGCGTGGGAAGTCTTTCGCCCGGCGCGACTGATGTGTAAACGCACACCCATGCTGACGGAAGCGTTCGGGATTGAGGTTAACGCTTCAAACATGAACCGTCCGGAGGATGGCGCGCGGTTTGAACCGCTGATCGGTAACCCCGGTGATGGTTCATCACCCCACTGTGCGGTGGTGGATGAATATCACGAGCACGCCACCGATGCGCTTTACACCACGATGCTTACCGGGATGGGGGCGCGACGTCAGCCACTGATGTGGGCCATCACCACCGCCGGGTACAACATTGAGGGGCCGTGCTACGACAAGCGGCGGGAAGTCATCGAGATGCTCAACGGCTCGGTGCCTAACGATGAACTGTTCGGGATCATCTATACCGTTGACGAAGGTGACGACTGGACCGACCCGCAGGTGCTGGAAAAAGCCAATCCAAATATTGGCGTGTCGGTTTATCGCGAATTTTTGTTAAGTCAGCAGCAGCGTGCGAAAAATAACGCCCGTCTGGCAAACGTCTTTAAAACAAAACACCTCAATATCTGGGTGTCGGCGCGTTCGGCTTATTTTAATCTGGTGAGCTGGCAGAGCTGCGAGGATAAATCACTGACCCTTGAGCAGTTCGAGGGGCAACCGTGCATTCTGGCCTTTGACCTGGCGCGTAAGCTGGATATGAACAGCATGGCGCGACTTTATACCCGCGAGATTGACGGTAAAACGCATTACTACAGTGTGGCCCCGCGCTTCTGGGTACCGTATGACACGGTGTACAGCGTCGAGAAAAATGAAGATCGCCGGACAGCCGAACGCTTTCAGAAATGGGTGGAAATGGGCGTCCTGACCGTTACCGATGGTGCAGAGGTGGATTATCGCTACATCCTCGAAGAGGCCAAAGCGGCGAACAAAATCAGCCCGGTCAGTGAGTCACCCATCGACCCTTTCGGGGCGACCGGGCTGTCACATGACCTTGCTGATGAAGACCTGAATCCCGTTACTATCGTCCAGAACTTCGCCAATATGTCCGACCCGATGAAAGAGCTGGAAGCAGCGATTGAATCGGGGCGCTTTCATCATGACGGCAATCCCATCATGACCTGGTGTATCGGCAATGTGGTCGGCAAAAACATGCCTGGTAACGATGATTTAGTGAAGCCCGTCAAGGAGCAGGCGGAAAACAAAATCGATGGTGCGGTTGCACTGATTATGACGATCGGTCGGGCAATGCTCAAAGAACCTGACGATTTCCTCTCATCTCTTGATCCGGACGATGATCTCTTAATTCTATGAAATCACTAATTGCTGATGTTATCGGGCTGGCTGGTTTTGGCCTGCTTACGTGCGGGGTTTACCTGCAGTTTGGTATGGCTCCGGCTCTGATTTTGTCCGGTGCTTTACTGCTGGTGGGCGCACTGGCTATGGCCAGAAGGGGGACGCGTGCTGCTTGATGCTCTGTTCAGAAGTAAATCACTGGAGAATCCTTCCACCCCGATAACCGGGGATGCCGTTGATACTGATGGGCTGTTCCGGGCAGACGTTTATGTCAGTCCTGAGACTGCGATGAAACTGGCTGCGGTGTATTCCTGTATCTATGTCCTGTCTTCCAGCCTTGCCCAGATGCCGTTGCATGTTATGCGCAGGCACAAGGGGAAGGTTGAACCCGCACGCGATCATCCGGCGTTTTATCTGGTTCATGATGAGCCCAATACCTGGCAAACCAGCTACAAATGGCGCGAACTGAAGCAACGTCACATCCTTGGCTGGGGGAATGGGTATACCTGGGTGAAACGTAATCGTCGCGGTGAAGTCATATCCCTGGATTGCTGTATGCCGTGGGAAACGACGCTGATGAATACTGGTGGCCGATATACCTACGGTTTGTACAACGAATATGGGGCGTTTGCGATCAGTCCGGACGATATGATCCACATCCGTGCGCTGGGTAATAATCAGAAGATGGGGCTGAGTCCGATTATGCAACATGCCGAAACAATAGGCATGGGGATGAGCGGTCAGAAGTACACAGAAAGCTTCTTCAGCGGTAATGCCCGTCCGGCGGGGATAGTATCCGTTAAAAGCGGACTCAATAAGGAAAGCTGGGGCTGGCTTAAAGATCAGTGGCAGAAGGCATCGCAGGCGTTACGCCGCCAGGAAAACAAAACCATGCTGCTGCCAGCCGATCTGGATTACAAGGCACTGACTGTGTCGCCAGTTGACGCTCAGATCATTGACATGATGAAGCTGAACCGTTCAATGATCGCCGGTATTTTCAATATTCCTGCGCACATGATTAATGACCTCGAAAAAGCCACCTTCTCCAATATTTCTGCGCAGGCGATTCAGTTTGTCCGCTACACGATGATGCCGTGGGTGACGAACTGGGAGCAGGAGCTTAACCGTCGCTTGTTTACCCGCGCTGAGTTAGCCGCCGGGTATTACGTCAGGTTCAATCTGACGGGGCTTTTACGCGGAACTCCGCAGGAGCGCGCGCAATTCTATCACTTCGCTATTACCGATGGATGGATGAGCCGTAATGAGGCCCGCGCATTCGAGGATATGAATCCGGTTGAAGGGCTGGACGAGATGCTGGTAAGCGTGAATGCTGCTAACCCGGCAGGAGATTTTAAGCCCCCAAAAAACGATGAGGGAAAAACCAATGAATGACCGTGAAATCCGTTGTTACAGCGGTGAGGTGCGTGCTGAGAGGCATGACGATAACCCGGCGCACATTATCGGTTATGGATCGGTGTTTGACTGTCGTTCTGAGCTGATATTCGGTTCATTCCGCGAAATCATCCGGCCCGGCGCTTTTGACGATGTGCTTGGTGATGATGTCCGCGCACTGTTTAACCACGATCCTAATTTTATTCTTGGGCGTAGTGCAGCAGGCACGCTGAATCTTTCAGTTGATGAGCGCGGATTACGCTATGACATCCAGGCTCCGGAGACACAGACCATTCGTGATCTGGTGCTGGCCCCGATGCAACGTGGAGATATTAACCAGTCATCTTTTGCTTTCCGTGTCGCCCGTGACGGCGAGGAGTGGTATCAGGATGAGGACGGGGTTGTTATTCGCGAGATAACCCGCTTTTCCCGTCTGCTGGATGTCAGTCCTGTGACATATCCTGCCTATCAGGAGGCTGACTCGGCTGTTCGCTCCATGAAAGCATGGCAGGAGGCGCGCAACAGCGGCGCGCTACAGAAAGCCATTAATCAACGTATGGCGCGTGAACGCGTCCTGACCCTTCTTAACGCGTAAAGGAAACATCATGAAACTGCATGAACTGAAACAGAAACGTAATACTATCGCAACTGACATGCGCGCCCTGAATGAAAAAATTGGTGATAACGCATGGACGGAAGAGCAGCGCACTGAGTGGAACAAAGCAAAATCCGAACTGGAAGCGCTTGATGAACGAATTGCACGCGAAGAAGAACTGCGTCGTCAGGATCAGGCGTACATTGAAAGCAATGAGGAAGAGCAGCGTCAGAATCTTGATCCGGAAAACAATCCGCAACAGGATGAGAAACGAGCTCAGGTTTTTGATAAGTGGATGCGTCACGGTGCCAGTGAGCTGACATCAGAAGAACGAAAGGCGTTGCGTGAACTTCGTGCCCAGGGCGTAGCTCAGGATGAAAAGGGCGGATATACCGTACCAGAAACATTCCTGGCGAAAGTTGTTGAGAAGATGAAATCCTACGGTGGCATCGCCAGTGTGGCGCAGATTCTTACCACTTCTGACGGTCGCACTATGGAGTGGGCAACAGCTGATGGTACTTCCGAAGTTGGTGTTCTGCTGGGCGAAAATGAAGAAGCCGGTGAAGAAGACACCGATTTCGGTATGGGAAGCCTTGGGGCGCTCAAAATGACATCGAAAATAATTCGTGTGTCTAATGAGTTGCTGCAGGACAGTGCGATCGATATGGAAGCTTATCTTGCCCGTCGCATTGCTGAACGTATTGGTCGTGGTGAAGCCCGTTATCTGATTCAGGGGACGGGGGCTGGTACGCCTAAACAACCCAAAGGGCTGGCAGCATCAGTGACCGGCACAACACAGACTGCCGCGGCAAATGCGGTGAAGTGGCAGGAAATTCTGGCTCTGAAACACAGCATTGATCCTGCATATCGTCGCGGACCGAAATTCCGCCTGGCGTTTAACGATAATACGCTGAAACTGATCAGTGAGATGGAAGACGGTCAGGGACGCCCTTTATGGTTGCCGGATATTGTTGGTGTGGCACCTGCTTCAGTGTTGAATGTACCGTATGTCATTGATCAGGAAATTGATGATATCGGGGCGGGTAAAAAATTCATGTTCTGTGGTGACTTTGATCGCTTCATTATCCGTCGTGTGCGATACATGATTCTTAAACGTCTGGTTGAGCGTTACGCAGAATATGATCAGACCGGTTTTCTGGCCTTCCATCGTTTTGACTGTATTCTGGAAGACACCTCTGCCATTAAAGCGCTGGTGGGGAAAGGTAGCGTTGGTGGTTGATTAGTCTTTTTACGTAATACAGCACGCCGCGTAATGCGGTTTTTTTGTGCCCGCGTTCTGGCGGGCACAGGAGGTTTTATGCTGTTAAAAATGGAAGAGATTAAGCTTCAGCTTCGTCTGGATGATGATTTCTCTGATGAAGATGAGTTGCTTGAACTACTTGGGAAGGCCGCTCAGAGTCGGACGGAAAACTTCCTTAACCGTACGTTGTATGCAACCGCAGATGACAGGCCTGCGGATGATCCTGATGGGCTTGTGATATCTGATGATGTGAAGCTGGCGCTCCTGCTACTTGTCAGCCATTTCTACGAAAACCGCTCAACGGTTACAGACGTTGAGAAAATGGAGTTGCCAATGAGCTTTAACTGGTTGGTTGCTCCTTATCGCCTTATACCACTATGAAAATTCGTCAGGCGCAGACCAGCGCAACCTACATACTGCCGGACCCCGGCGAACTGAATAAACGCGTCCTGATCCGCCAGCGGGTGGATATGCCCGCGGATAACTTTGGCGTGGAGCCTCAATACCCGGTTGCGTTCCGGGCATGGGCGAAGGTTATCCAGACCAGTGCCACCACCTGGCAGGAAACCGCGCAGACCGGAGATGCCATCACCCATTACATCACCATTCGCTACCGCCGCGGGATCACTGCTGATTATGAGGTGGTCTGTGATGACAGTGTGTACCGGGTGAAACGTCAGCGCGATCTGAACGGGGCGCGGCGCTTTCTGCTGCTGGAGTGTACGGAACTGGGCGAATTTACGCAGAGTCACGGAGGCAGCAATGGCGACTCCCTTTTTTCACGTTGATGTTCAGCAGCCCGCCGAGATGCGCTTTAACCGCGCCCGTGTCCGGCGGGCGTTTGTCACGATTGGGCAGCGTCATATGCGTGATGCCCGTCGGCTGGTGATGCGCCGTGCGCGGTCGGCACCGGGTGAAAACCCCGGTTATCAGACCGGACGCCTGGCTCGTTCGATTGGTTACATGGTGCCGAGAGCCAGTAAAAAGCGAGCCGGTTTTATGACACGCATTGCCCCTAACCAGCGCAACGGGAAGGGGAACCGGATGATCTCTGGTGACTTCTATCCGGCGTTTCTGTTTTTTGGTGTCCGGGGAGGAGCAAAACGTCGTCGTAGTCATCATCGTGGTGCATCCGGTGGCAGCGGCTGGCGGCTGGCTCCACGTAATAACTTTATGGTGGAAACTCTTGAAAAGAACCGCAGCTGGACACGCTATTTTCTGGCGCGAGAATTACGTAAATCACTGAAGCCGGAGCGACGACGCAGATGAAACTGACGCCTGTTATTGCTGCGCTGCGTGCCCGCTGCCCGTATTTTGAAAACCGGGTGGCAGGCGCGGCACAGTTCAAAAATCTGCCGGAGGTCGGAAAGCTGAGACTCCCGGCGGCGTATGTGGTACCGGGTGATGACTCTCCGGGAGAAAACAAAAGCCAGACCGACTACTGGCAGGAGCTGAAAGAGGGCTTCTCCGTGGTTGTCATACTGAGTAACGGGCGTGATGAGCGCGGTCAGTTTGCTTCGTATGATGTGGTGGACGATGTCCGGCAGATGCTCTTTAAGGCCTTGCTGGGCTGGAACCCGGAAGCGTGCGGTAACCCGATTACCTATGACGGCGGCACGCTGCTGGATCTGAATCGTCATGAGCTGATTTATCAGTTCGATTTTTCGGTCATCAGCGAGCTGACCGAAGACGATACCCGCCAGCAGGATGACCTGAACAGTCTGGATGAACTGCAAACGCTGGCGATTGATGTTGATTATCTCGATCCCGGTAACGGGCCTGACGGCGATATCGAACATCACACCGAAATAACCCTTCCTTCCTGAGGATCCTCATGTTTGTGAAACCTGTTAAAGGGCGGTCAGTGCCTGACCCTGCCCGCGGCGACCTTTTGCCCGCCGAGGGGCGAAATGTTGATGAGAACAACTACTGGCTGCGCCGTGAAGCAGCGGGTGATATCCGGCGCGTGAATAAAAAGGTGAACACCGATGACGATAAGCTTTAACACCATTCCGTCGAATACGCTGGTTCCGTTGTTTTATGCGGAAATGGATAACTCGGCGGCGAACACCGCCCAGGATAGCGGGGCATCGCTGCTGATTGGTCACGCCAATAACGGTGCAGAGATTGTTGCCAACAGTCTGGTGCTGATGCCGTCGGCAGACTATGCACGTCAGATTTGTGGTGCGGGAAGTCAGCTGGCGCGTATGGTCGAGGCTTATCGCCAGACCGACCCGTTTGGTGAGCTGTATGTGATTGCCGTTCCTGAATCCACGGGCGCGGCGGCAACGGTTACGCTGACGGTGACCGGGGCGGCAACCGAAACCGGCACGGTAAATGTTTATGTGGGACGTACCCGCGTGCAGGCACCGGTGACCAACGGCGATAACGTCGCGACGATTGCCAGCAGTATCAAGGATGCCATCAATGCCGTTCCGACTCTGCCGTTTACGGCCTCATCTTCGGCAGGCGTGGTCACGCTGACCGCGCGTCATAAGGGGCTTTGCGGGAATGAAATTCCTGTCAGCCTCAATTACTACGGCTTTGGTGGGGGCGAAGTGCTGCCAGCGGGCGTACAGATTGCCGTGGCGGCGGGGACCGCCGGAACGGGCGCTCCTGTTCTCACCGGCGCGGTGGCTGCAATGGCGGATGAGCCGTTTGATTATATCGGTCTGCCGTTCAACGACACGGCCTCCGTTAACACGCTGGTGACCGAGATGAACGATACCAGCGGTCGCTGGAGCTATGCACGTCAGCTGTATGGTCATGTGTATACGGCAAAGATCGGCACGCTGTCAGAACTGGTGACCGCAGGTGATCAGTTTAACCAGCAGCACATTACCCTGGCGGGGTACGAAAAAGAGACCCAGACGCCTGCCGACGAGCTGGCGGCAAGCCGTACCGCCCGCGCAGCGGTGTTTATTCGCAACGATCCGGCACGTCCCACGCAGACCGGTGAGCTGGTGGGTATGCTGCCTGCGCCGAAGGGGAAACGGTTCACGATGACCGAACAACAGACCCTGCTGTCTCATGGCGTGGCAACGGCGTATGTCGAAAGCGGGGTACTACGCATTCAGCGTGATGTCACCACGTACAGGAAAAACGCTTACGGGGTTGCGGATAACAGCTACCTCGACAGTGAGACGCTGCATACCAGCGCGTATGTACTGCGCAAACTGAAATCCGTCATTACCAGTAAGTACGGGCGTCACAAGCTTGCCAGTGACGGTACCCGCTTTGGTCCCGGTCAGGCGATTGTCACCCCGGCGGTGATCAAAGGGGAACTGCTGGCAACCTACCGTCAGCTTGAGCGTGCGGGGATCGTGGAAAACTACGAACTGTTTAAGCAGTACCTGGTTGTGGAGCGTGATGCCAGCGATCCGAACCGCCTGAACACGCTGTTCCCGCCTGACTATGTTAACCAGTTGCGTGTCTTTGCCGTGGTTAACCAGTTCCGTCTTCAGTATTCAGAGGAGTCTGCATAATGGCCCGTATCGGGGGAACCTGTTATTTCAAAATTGACGGTCAGCAGCTATCGCTGACCGGCGGCATTGAGGTGCCCATGAACAGGACGGTCAATGATGACATCATCGGCCTGGACGGTTCAGTGGACCGCAAGGAAACTCACCGTGCACCTTATGTCAAAGGGACCTTCAAGGTGCCGAAGAATTTTCCGGTGAGCAAAATCACCTCGTCTGATGAGATGACCATCACTGCCGAGCTGGCTAACGGTCAGGTCTATGTACTGTCGTCTGCCTGGCTGCACGGCGAAGCGAACCATAATGCCGAAGAAGGCACGGTTGATCTTGAGTTCCACGGTGAAGAAGGGGATTACCAGTAATGAAAGAGCTTGAGTTAAAGAAACCGATTACTGCTCATGGCGAGACACTCTCCGTACTGGAGTTTGATGAACCCACCGGGAAAGATGTCCGCGAGCTGGGATATCCCTACCAGATGAATCAGGATGAGTCCGTCAGACTTCTGGCGCATGTGGTATCGAAATACATTGTGCGGCTGGCGAAAGTGCCGCAAAGCTCTGTCGACCAGATGTCTCCGGCAGACCTGAATGCAGCGGCGTGGCTTGTGGCTGGTTTTTTCCTCCAGGCCTGACGGCTGAATACCTCACTGATCGCTTCTTTGACTGCGCCAGCTACTGGCGCATTAATCCTTTCGAATTGCTGAATATGCCGATCAGTGAAATTCCCTTACTGGTCAGTCAGGCAAACAGGATAGAGCAGGAGAAACGCACACATGGCTGAATTTGAGCTTAAGGCGTTGATCACCGGTGTCGACAGGCTTTCTCCCGCGCTGTCGAAAATGCAAAAGAAAATCCGGGGATTTAAACGCCAGGCGGAAGAAGCGTCACAGGGTGGGCTGGCGCTTGGTGGCGGACTGGCAGCGGGTCTGACGCTTTCCCTGAAATCTTATGCCGATCAGGAAAACGCCGCCACCGGGCTGAAAGTCGCCATGATGGATGCGAACGGCGAGGTTGGAAAGAGCTTTCAGGACATCAATAAACTGGCTATTGGCCTGGGTAACCAGCTACCCGGTACAACGGCTGATTTCCAGAACATGATGCAGATGCTGGTGCGTCAGGGGATCCCGGCAGAAAACATTCTGGGTGGTGTGGGTAAAGCGACAGCTTATCTTGCGGTACAACTGAAAAAAACACCGGAAGCGGCTGCTGAGTTTGCTGCAAAGATGCAGGATGCTACCGGAACGGCGTCAGAAGACATGATGGGGCTGTTCGACACTATCCAGAAGGCGTTTTATCTGGGCGTTGACGATACCAACATGTTGTCCTTCTTCACTAAAACCAGTTCTGTTCTGAAGATGGTGAACAAGGATGGTCTTCAGGCTGCACAGAGCCTTGCCCCCATCAGCGTCATGATGGATCAGATGGGGATGAACGGGGAGTCGGCAGGTAATGCCCTGCGAAAAGTTATCCAGTCCGGATTAAGCGTTAAGAAAATCAGGGACGTTAATAAAGTTATGGCCCGCCAGAAACTCGGGGTACAGCTCGATTTTACTGACGGCAAAGGAAGTTTTGGCGGTCTTGATAACATGTTCAGGCAACTGGCAAAGCTGCGAAAACTGACCGACGTTAAGCGAACAGGTGTACTTAAGGCAATATTTGGTGATGATGCCGAAACCCTTCAGGTGGTCAATGCACTAATCGATAAAGGAAAGGATGGCTACGATCAGATCCAGCAGAAGATGAATAAACAGGCCAGCCTGAATAAACGTGTTCAGGCACAGCTTGGTACGCTGTCCAACCTGTGGGAGGCAATGACAGGGACCGCAACTAACGGCCTTGCGGCTATTGGCGGCGCATTTTCTGGTGACGCTAAAAATATCACACAATGGCTGGGGGAGTTGGGGGAGAAATTCACGAAGTTTGCGGATGAAAATCCCCGGGTTATTCGCGGCGTCGTCGGGCTTGCTGCCGGTCTTGCGATTCTGAAACTGGGATTGATGGGCGTGGGCAGTGCCATCAGTATTGTCAGCAGGATCATGTCGATGACGCCGATTGGCATGATTGCGACGGCGATTGCTCTGGCTGCGGGATTAATTATCACTAACTGGGATGTTGTCGGACCTTATTTCAAGAAGCTCTGGGAAACCATTGGTCCTTATTTTGAGGCAGGTTGGGAACTTCTGAAGAAGGTTTTTGCCTGGTCGCCGCTGGGGATGGTGATCAATAACTGGGGACCGGTTGTTAAGTGGTTTCAGGATATGTGGGGTAAGCTGAAGCCGATTATTGAATGGTTTACCGACAGTTCCGGTGACACGGTCGATGCCATTAACTCGGCGCAGTGGGGCGCGGGTGCTTATGATGCTTATGGGACGGGAATACCGCCACGGGGATACACTCCTTATCCGGCGGTGGATCCGGCTCAGGCAAACAACGCCTCCGATGCCACAGGCTCGAATCCCTTCATGATTAACAAAGCTTCTGTGCCAAAAGTTGATGGTGAGATCAAGGTATCTTTTGTGAATTCGCCTCCGGGTATGCGGGTTATGGAAACGCGATCCAGCGGTTTTGATGTCAGCCATGATGTTGGCTATACGCGGTTCAGGTAGTGTACAAAATGATTAATGTGTTTTTGTCTGGCATAATTTGGGTTTTCAGATTTAAGTAGTTAATATAATCATTCCTTACAAATGATTGAAGGGATGATTATGCGTATCTTTGTTTTTTTTATATCTGCACTTTTATCTTTTAACTTGGCTGCGGAAGAGTGTAAGTTCAGCTTTAATGAGTCAGAATTAATCTCTTCTATAGGTATTGCACCAGTTAAGCAAGAGATAATAAAGGATGAAGGAATAACTAAGCGGCAATATGAATTCAGAAGAGAATTATCTTCTGAAGAAATGCTTAGTGATGACGCTGATGAAAAATATGAACCGCAGTTTTATATATCTGTTTATAATCCATCATGCCCACAAAAGGTTATTGTTTGGTTTTTCAAAGACAATAAAAACACAATGGATTTAAGTAATGAGGTCCTTGCTGGTAGAGCATTCAAGTATTTAACTGGTGTTAATGAAAGTATTTTTGAAAATAAAATGAAAAAGTTTTTAAAGGTACAGTCATTTGAATCTTTTGATGAAAGGACAGATTCTAAATTTATAAAGAGTGGTGATATTTATTCCATTGATGTTCAACTCAGATAGTAATTAAAAATATTAGGTTCCCGCCACATCTTCTGCGATGTAAATAACTGACAAAGCAGATTTGGCGGGTTTTTTATATCCGGAGTTTATATGACGTGGAAAGACAGGCTTCAGGATGCGTCATTTCGCGGCGTACCGTTTAAGGTTGAAGAAGAAAGTGCGGGAACCGGTCGCCGTGTGGAAACACACGAATATCCGAACCGCGACAAGCCCTATACCGAAGATCTGGGAAAAGTCACTTTCCGCCCGTCCATCACAGCTTATGTGGTGGGAGATGACTGCTTTGACCAGCGCGATCGCCTGATTGAAGCGCTGAATAAACCCGGTCCCGGCACGCTTGTCCACCCGACATATGGTGAGCTGAAAGTCTGTGTTGACGGGGAAGTTCGGGTCAGCACATCGAAAAGTGAAGGGCGTATTGTCCGCTTTGACCTGAAGTTTGTCGAAGCAGGAGAACTCTCTTACCCCACATCAGGTGCGGCGACGGCGCAGACGCTGATGTCATCCTGTTCTGCACTGGATGACTGCATCAGTGACAGCTTCAGCGGTTTCAGTATCGATGGTGTGGCGGATTTCGTGCAGAACGACGTTATCGGTAATGCCAGCATAATGCTGGGGTATGTTTCTGATGCGATGAAAGTGGTGGATTCTGCCGTATCGGATGCCGCCAGGCTGTTGCAGGGGGATATCTCGGTACTTCTGCCGCCGCCATCGTCAGGCAAAAATTTCGTTGAGCAGGTGCAGAAAATGTGGCGTACCGGGAAACGCCTTTATGGTAACGCCAGTGACCTGGTCACCATGATCAAAACGCTTTCCGGTGTCAGCCTCGGCAGCGATCTGCAACCGCGCGGCGTCTGGAAAACGGATAGTAAAACCACCGCCACGGCGACGCAGCAGCGTAACGTGGTTGCCAGCACCCTTCGTACGACCGCAATCAGCGAAGCGGCGTATGCCGTCACCCGATTGCCTGCGCCAACAACTTCCGCGGTGATGCAGAATTCCGCAGTGGGGCAGGCAACAACACCCGCGCAGAGCACTGGCTGGCCTTCCGTCACGCATCCGGCACTGAACAATGCACCGGCGGTGAAAAACACGGTTGACCTGCCGACGTGGGAAGAACTGACTGACATTCGCGACACACTGAATACGGCAATTGATAAGGAGTTGTCCCGTACAACCAGTGATGCGCTGTTTCTGGCGCTGCGCCGGGTGAAAGCAGATCTGAATGCGGATATCAACACGCGCCTTGAACAGTCTGCTCGGATCATTCAGCGCACGCCGGATGAAGTTTTACCCGCGCTGGTGCTGGCGGCGACCTGGTTTGATAACGCGGCGCGTGACGCGGACATTATCCGGCGTAATGCCATTACGCATCCCGGCTTTGTGCCGGTGATCCCTCTGAAGGTGCCAGTGCAATGAACGACAATGTCACGCTACGGGTAAATGGCCGGGAGTGGAATGGCTGGACATCGGTGCGCATCGGTGCCGGTATTGAACGGCTGGCGCGGGATTTCAGTGTGGAGATCACCCGCCAGTGGCCGGGAGATGAGGGTATCACCACGCTTCAGCCGCGCATTAAAAACGGTTCAAAAGTGGAAGTGCTGATTGGTGATGAGCTGGTGATCACCGGCTGGGTGGAGGCGACGCCCGTTCGTTACGATGCCCGTTCGGTCAGCACCGGTATTGCCGGACGCAGTCTGACCGCTGACCTGATTGACTGTGCAGCCGAACCGACACAGTTTAACGGACGAACGCTGGTACAGATTGCGCAGGCGCTTGCTGCGCCTTTCGGCATTGAGGTGGTGAACAGCGGTGCGCCGTCGGGTGTTATTCCTGATGTCCAGCCTGATCACGGTGAAACGGTGATTGAGGTAATCAACAAAATACTCGGTCAGCAGCAGGCACTGGCTTACGACGACCCGCACGGCAGGCTGGTGATTGGCGGTATTGGCTCAACGCGGGCACATACTGCGCTGGTACTCGGGGAAAACATCCTTTCCTGCGATACGGAGAAGAGTATCCGGGAGCGGTTTTCTGTTTACCAGGTGGCGGGGCAGCGTGCCGGAAACGACGATGATTTCGGTGAGGCCACCACCACCGCGCTGCGGGCCCGCACAGAGGACGCATTTATTGCCCGTTACCGTCCGATGTATATCAGGCAGACAGGGCAGGCTACGGGGGCAGGCTGTATTGCCCGTGCGGACTTTGAAGCCCGACAACGGGCGGCGCGGACGGATGAAACCACCTATGTGGTGCAGGGCTGGCGACAGGGTAACGGTACGCTGTGGCAGCCCAACCAGCGGGTGATTGTCTTTGATCCGGTCTGTGGTTTCGACAATACCGAACTGCTTGTTTCGGAAGTCACGTTTACTCAGGACCAGAACGGCACCCTGACGGAAATCCGTGTCGGCCCGCCTGATGCTTATCTGCCTGAACCCGAAGATCCCGGCGCGCGGAAAAAGAAAAAAGCCAGAGTACAGGAGGACCCGTTCTGATGAGGACGATTGAAGCCATGCAGCGACAACTTCTCGGCCTGATTGGGCGGGCAGTGGTGAAAAGCATCAGTGCCGCCACGAAATGTCAGACCGTGGATGTGTCCCTGATTGCCGGTGAACCCAAAGCCGGGGTTGAACATCTTGAACCCTACGGTTTTACCGCAAGGGCAAACAGCGGTGCGGAAGCGGTGGTGTTGTTTCCGGATGGCGACCGTTCTCATGCGGTGGTTGTTACGGTGTCGGACCGTCGCTACCGCCTGAAAGGGCTGCAGACTGGGGAGGTGGCTGTCTATGACGATCAGGGGCAGTCCGTGACGCTGACCCGGGAGGGGATCGTGGTGGACGGTGCTGGTAAAACGATCACGTTTCGCAATGCGCCTAAGGCACGTTTTGAAATGGACCTGGAAGTGACAGGACAGGTGAAAGACCTGTGCGACTCCAGCGGCACCACCATGTCAGCGATGCGGCTTGCCTATAACGGGCATCGTCACAGAGAGAACGGTCAGGGCAGTAACACCGACAAACCTGATAAAGCGATGGAGGCATGATGGAACTGTGGCTGACGGTGAACGGTAAACGCACCTGCGCCAGCGCACCGCTGGATCCGCTGACCCGCGCCGTGGTGATTTCCCTGTTTACCTGGCGGCGGGCGGAGCCTGATGACAACGCCGGCGTCCCGATGGGATGGTGGGGGGATACCTGGCCTGCGGTACAGAATGACCGTTACGGCTCCCGACTGTGGCTGCTTCAGCGCAGCAAACTGACCAATCAGCTGGTGCAGACGGTAAGGGGGTATATCCGCGAATGCCTGCAATGGATGATTGATGATGGCGTGGTGTCCCGTATTGATCTGGATATCCGCCGCACCGGGATTAATGAACTGGGTAACAGTATCACTCTCTGGCGTCGTGACGGACCGGTAATGATTTCTTTTGATGATCTGTGGAGTGCGATAACGCATGGCGGACAGTGAATTTCAGCGCCCGACGCTGGCAGAAAATATCAGTATGCTCCGTAACGATTTATTCGCCAGGCTGGACGTCAGCGACACGCTCCGGCGCATGGATGAAGACGTGCGGGCAAAGGTGTATGCGGCGGCGCTGCATACGGTTTACGGGTACATCGATTATCTGGCAATGAACATGCTGCCTGACTTGTGCGATGAGTCCTGGCTGGCGCGACATGCTGCGATGAAACGGTGTCCGCGCAAGGGGGCCACGGCTGCCAGCGGGTATATGCGCTGGGAAGGTGTCAGCGATGGCCTGAAGGTGACCGCCGGGAGTGTTATTCAGCGCGATGACCTGGTGCAGTACACGGCAACTGCCGATGCAACCAGCTCCGGTGGTGTCCTGCGCGTGCCGATCGCCTGCTCAAGTGCAGGCGCGGTCGGTAACGCTGACGACGGTACGTCATTAATCCTGGTCACGCCGGTGAATGGTCTGCCGTCTTCCGGTGTGGCTGACACCCTTACAGGCGGATTTGATACTGAAGAGCTGGAAACGTGGCGCGCCCGCGTCATTGAGCGGTATTACTGGACGCCTCAGGGCGGGGCTGACGGGGACTATGTCGTCTGGGCTAAAGAAGTGCCCGGCATTACCCGCGCATGGACATACCGTCACTGGATGGGAACGGGAACTGTCGGTGTGATGATTGCCAGCAGTGACCTGATTAATCCCATTCCGGAAGAATCAACGGAAACGGCGGCAAGACAACATATCGGGCCACTGGCCCCGGTGGCAGGCTCTGATTTGTATGTGTTCAGGCCGGTGGCGCATACGGTGGATTTTCATATCCGTGTGACGCCGGATACACCAGAAATACGGGCTGCCATCACCGCCGAGTTGCGTTCGTTCCTGCTGCGTGATGGTTATCCGCAGGGAGAACTGAAGGTGTCGCGTATCAGTGAAGCGATTTCCGGTGCGAACGGGGAATACAGCCATCAGTTGCTTGCACCGGCAGACAATATCTCCATTGCAAAAAATGAACTGGCGGTACTGGGGACGATTTCATGGACGTGACAAACGATGATTACATCCGTCTGTTGTCGGCACTGTTGCCCCCCGGTCCGGCGTGGTCAGCCAGCGATCCGGCGATTGCCGGTGCGGCACCGTCATTAACCCGCGTTCATCAGCGTGCGGATGCCCTGATGCGGGAGCTGGATCCGCGCACCACCACTGAACTGATAAACCGCTGGGAGCGTCTGTGCGGTCTGCCGGATGAATGTATTCCCGCAGGGACACAGACCCTTCGCCAGCGTCAGCAACGGCTGGATGCGAAGGTTAACCTGGCGGGCGGCATCAACGAGGATTTTTATCTTGCACAGCTTGCTGCCCTGGGCAGACCAGATGCCACCATCACGCGATACGACAAAAGCACGTTCACCTGCTCATCGGCCTGTACTGACGCGGTGAATGCGCCGGAATGGCGGTATTACTGGCAGGTCAACATGCCAGCCGCCACCAACACCACCTGGATGACATGTGGCGATCCCTGTGATTCCGCACTGCGTATCTGGGGGGACACCGTTGTCGAGTGTGTGCTTAACAAACTCTGCCCGTCGCATACCTACGTAATTTTTAAATATCCGGAGTAATTCATGCATCGTATAGACACGAAAACCGCGCAGAAGGATAAGTTCGGCGCGGGTAAGAACGGTTTTACCCGTGGTAACCCCCAGACCGGCACGCCTGCCACCGATCTGGATGATGACTACTTTGACATGTTGCAGGAGGAGCTTTGCAGCGTGGTGGAGGCATCCGGTGCCAGTCTGGAGAAGGCGCGGCACGACCAGCTGCTTACCGCGCTTCGTGCGCTGCTGTTAAGCCGCAAGAATCCGTTTGGTGATATCAAATCGGATGGCACGGTGAAAACGGCTCTCGAAAACCTTGGTTTGGGAGAAGGTTCGGCATTACCCGTTGGTGTGCCTGTTCCGTGGCCTTCCGCCACTCCGCCAACAGGCTGGCTGAAATGCAACGGTGCAGCATTTTCTGCTGAAGAATACCCGGAACTGGCAAAGGCTTACCCGACAAATAAATTGCCTGATTTACGTGGTGAGTTTATTCGTGGCTGGGATGACGGACGTGGTATGGATACGGGGAGGGCAATATTATCAGCTCAGGGCGATGCCATACGTAATATCTATGGTGAGTTCAGAACTGTAAACACTGAAAATTATTCAATATGGGAAACAGCAGGCTCGTTTAAGGGGGCCATAGTGCCATTGAGTCCCTCTACAAACAATAGTTATTTCTCCTTAACCAGAAGTATGGTGACAGAAAGAGCTGACGGCGCTGTTTACCCAAAAGTGATTGGCCTTGATGCTTCAAGAATTGTTCCAACTGCAAACGAAAATCGACCCCGTAACATTGCCTTTAATTATATCGTGAGGGCTGCCTGATGGATAAAGCTATATTAAATAAGGAACTCATCGCCACAAAGGCGGGAGATATTACCGTTTATAATTATGATGGTGAAACGCGGGAATATATTTCTACATCAACTGAATATCTTGCTGTTGGCGTCGGTATCCCGGCATGTTCTTGTTTAGATGCGCCAGTTACACATAAAGCTGGTTATGCTATCTGCCGCTCAGCAGATTTTAACTCATGGGAATATGTGCCAGACCATCGCGGTGAAATTGTCTATAACACCGAAACGGGAGATGCCAAAGAAATCACAGCACCAGGCGACTATCCCGAAAAAACAACCACTCTCGCACCGTTAACGCCATACGATAAATGGGATGGTGAGAAATGGGTGACCGATACTGAGGCACAGCATAGCGCCGCAGTAGAAGCGGCAGAAGCACAGCGCCAGTCGCTGATTGATGCTGCAATGGCTTCTATCAGTCTGATTCAACTGAAATTACAGGCCTGGCGGAAGCTGACGCAGACAGAAAACACCCGACTTAACGCCGTGCTGGATTACATTGACGCGGTGACGGCAACAGATACCAGCACCGCGCCGGATGTCATCTGGCCTGAACTGCCGGAGGCGTAGGCCATTCAATATCTGGAGCACTGGAGGTATCAACCAGTTCCAGTGCGTCCAGATAATCCAGCCACAAATTATATTGCGCCAGTTCCTCACCTTTCAGACGACCAATAGCCGCTTTACCGGGCCATTGTTTACTGTTCATGTATTCGTTGACCTGGTTAATCAATTGCTGCTTTTTCAATTCGGCTGCGGCAATCTGTTCCTCATGTGTTGGTGGTGGAATATCTGCCCATGATGGCATTCCATCTTCACCAACGCACCTGTATTTTCCTTCTGGTGCTGGTTTAAGTGCAAATTCTTCGAAAACAGAATATTTAACGGGTTTTGCATCTGCTGGAAAAGAATTAGATTTAATATATTCTTGTTTCAAATGCTCAGGGTAAAATGCATTATTTATAGAGCTGTAGTATATTATGCTCGACATTTTATAATCCTTATGGAAGCTCAATATCCCAGTACCAGAAAATCACCTGTTTCAGTTGCGGCTGAAGTTGATATAGTCCTTGCAGCACAAATGGCCTTTAATTCTGTTTTTGTTAGTTCGGACACTCCCCAGGAATTAATACCTATTGGGCCTGTGGATACTGCGGTTTTTTCAGCAATAAATGCCATAAATGCAGAATTTGGAAAAGCAATAGGATAACTTCCTGTTGCAACACCAGTTTTACTATCAGAAGGTCCGATTCTTCCCCATTGGATAATAAAAGACTTCCCCTCTATAACAGGGATTTTTATCCAGCCAGATGATGATAAAGAGCCACTAATCGCAGGCAATTTGGCCGCTTCTCCCAAACCAACCTTTCAAATATTTTTCTGAATCAGGTGATATTTCGCCTCTTCTCCTGTTTTTACAACAGGAGAAGCACTCATGATTTACGGGTATGTTCGTGTATCAACAAATCATCAGGATACAGAGTTGCAACGTCTTGCACTTGAGTCAGCTGGCTGTGAGCGAATTTATGAAGAATATGCCAGTGGCAGAACAGCTAATCGCCCTGTGTTAAAGGAATTAATTTCGGTGATGAAAAGTGGAGATGAGTTGATTGTCTGGAAGCTAGATCGGATAGGGAGAAATGTGCTACATGCGCTATTGATGTTTCAAAATCTGCACGAAAAAGGCGTTAATTTTCGGAGTATTACAGATGGTGTAGACCTGAAAACAGCAAGTGGTCGCTATAATTTCCGTAATATTCTTTCTGCTGCGCAGTATGAATCTGATTTGAATAGCGAGCGAACTTTAGCTGGTTTGGCTATTGCCAGATCCAAAGGCCGGATTGGTGGGCGTAGACCGAAGTTTAGCGACGAGCAGTGGCAACAGATGGGAGCGCTCATAGCGGCAGGGAAATCACGGCGTTATGTTGCACGTATCTATAACGTTGGGCTATCAACCCTATATAAACGATTTCCTGTTACTGGCATTCAAACGAAATAA